CTGATCATCTTCTCTACATGCTTACGTGGCATCGTTACTCCAAACTGATACTTAGTCTCAATTGGTAGGGGTTTTGCACCTCTATCTATACCTCCTATAGAGCCTGTCTATAGCTCGATTTGACGGCCTGGACGGCGGATATTTGACGCTGTGATGGCACACGAGAATCGATTCTAAGGCGGTTTTAAGGCCCGTCAGTGGGCCTCTGGGCGCAAAGTGGTAGTCTGGTATGGGTTGGGGGCTAGAGTGGCACTAGGAGGGCTTAGAACAGGGCAATCTGCGGGCATGCTGCAGTGAAGTGTCCTAACCACCGACCCCGATACCGGAATCCCAATTCCTAATCGGAAGTTCATTTCTAGAATCGACTCAGCGGCCTCTCCGTGCGTCGTTCGGGAATCCTGATACCAGAACTGCACTTCTGGTATTGCGATTCCGGAAGCGCCTATCTTTTCGGCGCAATAAAAATGGGTTGATTCCGGACACCTAATTCCGGAAGTCCACTTCCGGTATTGCAAAACGCGGATCAAGATTCTGGTATTGATGTATAGTGAACGAAGTGAAGAATATATTTCCCCAAGCCCTCTACAAAGCACCTTAACAATTACCTCGGCGGGCGACCCTTTGCGCGAGCTTCCCGCAGATGTCGTCCTCGTAGGGTTCCCAGCACGGCAAACTGCGTGGCGCATCGGCACGCCGCCGAAAACCAGATGGGGTGTATGTCCACCAATTACCATCGTTCGATTGCCAGTGACCGCGCAGGCAGACATACTCTATACTGGCAAGCGGAGCGGGACTCGAACCCGCGTCGTCGGTTTTGGAGACCGATGTGTTAGCCACTACACTATCCGCTTGGGCGGTCATAACCATTCTTGTGCGTAACCACAGTAGCCGCGACTACAGTATAACCTGTAATACGTCTTTTTGACGCGGTGGCCGAGGAAGTAGCACACCACGCCGCGTCCTTCGACTTCTGCTACTAGAGCGCTAGGATGTGTGACGTAATTCGCCGCCCTGAACGGTACGAGCAAACCGAGGATTGCGTAGCCAATCGCCTTCTTGAACATTCGCACCTTCCTCCTATCCCCTCTAGTGTCTCACATTCCCCGCGATTTGTCAAGTATTCCCCCGTCTCACCCCTTGACTTCCCGCCCGATCCATGATACACTGTAGTCGATTGTATGAATCTCACTTCTAGCATTGGAATTCCGCTGTGGCCGAAGACTACATACCATACTATCCATATGGCTCCCCGCAGCGCCCCATCGCACACCGCAAAGCGACAGCATGCCCCTGTCTCGACTGTATCAAGTCTCGCGTTGCCTCGCGTGCAATCGCTGAAATCTCACTAATCGGCCGTTTCATCATCTGGTCGGACTTCCTCCGCTGGCAGTTACGCCGCGAACGGGCCGACTGGACAAAACCAGGAACAATGCCGGAGGCACTAATTGCCCGCTAAACTCATGCGCTGCGTCGCGAAGGTGAAGAAACAGGGTTCCGCGAAGAACGCCTATGCAGTATGTATAAAATCTACCGGCCAAAAGCCGCATCGTGGACGTAAGAAAGGGAAAAAGTAGTGGCGCTTGAACTTGGAGAATCTTATGATACCTTCGAATCGCTGACAGTTAGCACGTCGGCGGTTCCATTGACCGCAGCGACATACGCTAGAGCGGAAGTTGCCTTCATCACCAATGAGTCAAATCCGTGTCGCTTCCGGCTCGACGGGACGAATCCGACCGCTTCCGTGGGGCATATCCTTCCCACAGACGCCGAGTTGATTCTCGATAGCCGCGACCAGATCAGCCGCGCTCGGTTTATCCGTTCAGGAGCATCCGACGCAACACTGCGTGTCAGTTACGGGCAGGTATAATCAATGGCACTTCTTATTCTCCCAGGCGTCGCTAGTTCCAATGAGCGTATTCAGCGCACCGCAACGAAGACGGTTACACTCGACGGAACCGCTGGTAACGGAGCCGTTGGAACCGTCGCGGTGTTCACCGTCGTTGGGCAGGTTCTCATTGAAACGCTTACGCCGTTCTGCACAGAGGACTTACTATCAGCCGGTGCGGGAACAATGACCCTTGGTATCCCACTCAATCCGCAGCTTTTCATCGCCCTGACAACCGCGACGAACCTTGATAACAACGAATGGTGGTTCTCTGGCACCCCGACATCTGGCGGTGCTGCGGTGACAGCCGCCCTCAAACAAATCGCAATCACGGGCAGCATCAACATTACCGTCGCGACTGGCGACATCACGGACGGGACGATCCGCTTCGAGGTAGCATGGAGGCCATTGTCGAGTAACGGCGACTTGGTAGCGGCCTAAATGAGCGGGCTAGTTGGCCTGACACAATCGTTCGAAGATACTTCGTTTATCGCGGGGGATTCTCCCGCGACGCTTAATTTCTCTGCGGCACTGGATAGTTCTGGCCGTGCCGATGGAGACGGTTATATCGTCAATGATGGTTCGGGCAGTTTCACGATCGAACTTTCACACAACGGCTCAACCTACGGCGATGTGATTACGGTCAAAGACCAGGAGATATTTCATTTTGCTGGCGTCCGACGCCTGAGAATAACCCATTTAGGGACTAACTCTGCCTATCGCTGCGTCGTGCAGCACTCCGAATGGCACCCGTAGCTTAGACGATGGTTCGTAATTCTGCTCACCCCGCGATCGGCATATCTCTTGCGAAACGTCCTGGTAGTACAGGTGGCGCAGGTACGATCAGTGTCGAAGAGAATGATGTTGTTGTTGACGCTGCGACGAGTTCGCTTGATTTCTTGGGAGCGGATTTTGATGTAACATCAGCGCCCGCGGGCGAGGCAAATGTATCGCTTGCAGCGACGCTCAATGCCAATGCCCGTATCGCGGTGCGGAAGAATACCGGCGCGGTCGTAGGAACTCGGCGTCGTCTGAACCTTATCGAAGGAACGAACATTACTCTCACTATCGCTGATGATGGTGTGGACGAGGAAGTCGATATAACAGTCACCGCGGCAAGCGGTAGTGCCGGTCATACAATCCGAGAGGACGGGGTAGACTTCACGGCCCGCGTCGGGCTAAACTTCCTTGAACCTGATGGGGTACTGCTTACCGACGATGGTGTCGGCAACGAAACAGAAGTCAACATGGCGCTCTACGGAAAGCTGTTAGGGCGGGCAGGCGGTCAAGCACTTCACGGTGGCACAGCGGCGAGCAACCCGCTCAATCTACGATCAACTTCCCATGCGACGAAGGGTCTGATAACCGCTATCGATCAGTTGATCTGCGGTAGTGAGTCCGACCCCTCTGCGGCGACAGCCTCGGTTATCAAGATGGTCGGCCCCGCGTCTACGGCAGGGCAACTGACGCATGCAAGGATCAGCGGCACTACAACCGCGTCAGGCGTGGGGGCGTTGATGACGATGTTCCACGGACTGGCAACATTGGATATTCAAGGCAATGCTCTTGGTACGCATCTTGTTCTTCTTTTCGCGCCAACAATAAGCGATACTGTCGGCGGAGGTAGTTCGAGTCTAACCACTGCTTCGGTACAGGGTACTGTAAGTGGTGTAGGGAATACCTACCCCGCATTCACAGGTGTAGATACGAGCGGAACGGTTACTTCGGGAACGGTGACGGCACGTATCGGATTTGTGGCCCGTAACATCGGTGGAGCGGGCACAATTACGTCGCAAATCGGTTTCCAAGCCAACGCAATAACCAACACAACGACAACCGAGCGAATCGGCGTCAGGGTCGCCGATCAGACTACGGGTAACACCGTGTCAATGACTTCCTATGGTATCCAGATCGACGCCTTCGACGCGGACGCGGATGGAATTCAATTCCCCTTCGCTTATGGAGATCGCACAGCCGAAAAAACCTATATCCGACGTGACGGGTCTATGGTCGTCGCACAATTCGTTACTCTTGGCAACGAAGTCCACCGGATCACGAGCGAGGCTACTGGTGACGATCCTACAGAAGTAGTCGTTCAGAACCGAGTCACAACGACCGATGCGACAGCTACCGTAATCCACACAGTCGCCATCCCTACTAGCACCGTTGTCTACATCGAAGCGAAGATTGTCGCTCGGCGTACAGGCGGTACTGCCGCAGTTGGCGCGACGGGCGATGGTTACGCGGCGGTCGTTCGGAATGTCTACCGGAATGTTGCAGGTACGGTGACGGAAGGTACTCCAACGACCGGAGCCGAGTTGGATTGGGAATCCGCCCACGACGCTCTGTGGGGCAGTGCGGACATCGTAGTATCCGGCACTAACGCCACGGTGCGTGTGGCGGGTAAAGCTGACATGAACGTAACATGGCACGCAACGATTAGAACATATCAAGTAGGTTCATAAGGAGAAGTGATTTATGGATGACCGTGATGCGATTGACCTTCGGACACGGCTAGTCGGGGTAGACAAGGGACTTCGCCGGTTGAATATTCTTGCCTCGACATATCAAGCGGGACAACTCCGGCTCGTAAACCTTGTGCTCACCCTTACCAATGCACAGAAAACGGCGATCCAGACCAACGCGAATGATCTTGCAGGCAGGATCGACCTCGCCGTGGCGAACCTTGAAACACCCACAGGGCAGGTAGGTACGATTGATACGAAGGTTCTTACTGAGATACAAGCCATGCCCGCGAAGATCAACAATCGGTTATCCGAAATCGCACAGCAATTGGCCGAGTTGATTCAAGGGCATGAAGAAGTCATCGCGACAGACGGGACGACCCGTATTACCTTCCCTGTGCCCGTAGCACAGGCAGTCGCGAACGAGACGGCAACGCTCAAGGCAGGTGTATTGTTCGTCACTGGCGTCGAACGGTTAAAGTTAGTTTAGGAGGGGAGATAGAGATTATGTGGCTGTTCGGAAGGAAAATTATCGAACCGATAATCGTCGATGAACGCCTCGTTGTCCCGCTAAGTCGATACAATGAGTTGTCGATCGAATATCGGCATCTTGACGCGAGATATATCGAAAACAAAAACACGCTCGATGAAACGCGGGCGCATATCGAACGATTGAAGAAGCAAGTTAAAGAAATGGAGGAAGCGCATGCCAAGCCCGATTAAGAAAATCGTCAAGAAGGCAAAGAAAGTAGCGAAGGACGTGTATAAAGTCACGCCGTTACGAGGAATTACCGAGACAACGAAGACGTTGAACAAGTATAACAAGAAGAGGAAGTAATTCGTGCCACGCGGTCGTTCGAAGCGCCCTCCACAGCCCGCACCAAAGGATATTGTCGGTCTGCCCGTAGTCGAAGCGACATACGAGCAAGTCTCGGCATCTCTGAGTCGGGCGGTCGAACGCGCGATCGCGACCGAAGGCGATGCAACGAAAAAGAAAGTCCTCGAAGCGCTCCCCGATGCGCTCGATGGACTTGTCGCCCTCGCGACAGGGATCAAGGTTATGAACGTCGAAGGGACAGCCTACTCTGTCCCGCCACATGTGGGGTCGATAAAGTATCTGTTGGATTGGGGACGCGCACTCCTCGGCCAAAACGAACAGCAAACACGAACAGTCCATGAAATTAGTCCGGAAACACGGGCTTTGCTGCGTGATTGGATGCAAGCGGACAGTCCGCCACCATTATTGCCCGCTGCGATAGATGGTGTTATCCATTTGGAGGATTAAATGGGGCGACCGATGGGAACATACGACAAGACATCGCAGGTGCGTTCTATGTCGGACGATCAAGCAGCCTACGTTGGTGCAATGCTTGATGGTGAGGGTTGGGTGCGGTTTACACATGATCGATACCCCGATATCCGTATTGGCAATACAAATCCCGAAATCATCTCCGCCATCTTGCGGGCGACAGGTTGCGGGTATATCGATTGCAAAACGAGAAATGGTTCATTAGGCACAAAGCCGATGTTTGCGTGGCGGATCAACAGAATCCTAAATGCCGAGACATTATGTATTCAGATTGCTCCTTATTCAGAGAAGGCACAACGTGTCTTGCGGGTGATATATGGCGACGAAAGCCCCTATCCTAACAATTAACGATCTCTCGCCGGAACTTCGTCACGCAGCGATGATTGCACGGTGTGAGGTAGATTTTCCTTTCTGGTTAAGTCACTATGCCGTTGTCGAAGTGCGCGAAAAAGGCATCGTCCCGATGCACGAGACGATCTGGAAGTTCCAGGAATCCCTCGCATCGCTGTTCCAATCCGAGAAGCGACTCATAATCCTCAAGGCGCGGCAGGTCGGGGTATCGACCCTCACAATGTCCTACGCATACTGGCGCATCCGCTTCGGCAAACCAGGAGGAGAACATGTTGTCGTTCTTTCGAAGTCTAAAGAGGACGCGTCGCAAGTTCTCCTCGCGAAGATACCTATCATTAACGCGCACCAGCCGGAAGGCATCCGTATGGATGCGATTACAGACCAGTCTTTTCGCTTCGTGCTGTCTAATGGCAACAGTATTACTTGCCTTGCATCCACAGAAGCAGGCGGTCGTGGACGTGCAGCGACTTGTGTTATCCTCGATGAACACGCCTTCCACCAAGCCGCAGAGAAGAATTGGGCTGGAATCTACCCCACGCTCGAAGGTCTAGGCTCTTGCATCATCATCTCGACGGGCAATGGCATCGGGAATCTTTTTCACAGTATGTGGGAGAAAGCAAAGATGCAGGAATCCGCATTCACGCCGGTTTTCATCGGCTGGTACGCTCCGGCGCACCGTAACGATGCCTGGCTCGAACGCGAACGCGCAGACTACGCGCTGACCGAGGAACAATTCAAACAAGAATACCCCGACGACGATCGCGAGGCGTTCATCAAGTCCGGCACCTGTCCCTTTGATGTCGATTGGATTCTCAACCACATCAAAAAGGTCGATGGGATGCCCGCTGCGACGCAGATGACCAATGATGGCCGGACACGCATATTCATCGGCCCCGAAGCGGGCAAGCGGTACGCCGCGGGCCTCGACTGCGCCCAGGGTGTGTCCCAAAAAGGCAATGCCGACCGCACATCCCTCAAGATCATCGATATGAACAATCGCCACGTCGCGTCCTGGGATGGCCGGATGGAGCTAACCGAAGCGTCGATGGAGATATACAACCTCCTTCAACAGTACAACCCGTACCTCTGTGTCGAGCGTAACGGCGCGGGCGCAGGCATGATCGCAGCCCTGCAAGGATTCGGCTATGCGAACTTCTATCGCTTCCAACCGTGGCACGCGATCCCCGAAGACCGCCGTATCGAAGAGCCGACCATCGGCATCACACAGACACAGACGATCAAAGGGCGTATCGTCGGGAACCTCGTTGCGTCGGTGAACGCGCATGCCCTCGATTCCCGTGATGTCCCGATGTGGCGGGAATTCATCAACTTTGCTCAAAAAGGCCCGATGAAGTGGGAAGCACAATCCGGCAACGACGATCAGGTGATCGCAATGGGCCTCGCGCAATGGGCGCGGGCCTACCTGCCGCCGCTTCCCCGACGCCGCAAGAATAAGAAAGTTCGATGGTGCTAATCGATGGCAATGATACCTCCCGCACTGACGAATAACCCGACGTGGAACCATTGGCAGGACTTGGGGAAGGATGCGAAGTCGTACCTCTCAAACGTCCGGCCCGCTTTCCACATCCGCGATCAGAACGCCGATCTCTCCTTCGAACTCCGGCATGGCCTCACTGTGGCTCCACTACCGCCATCGCACCGTGAGATTGTGCCGGAGACAGCGAGCGCGTCGAAACAGGCCAATGAAATCCTCGCGCGGATACTCGCGATTCTCACCGCGGCGTACCCGAAGTGGATTTATCACTCTGCGGGCCTCAGCGAAGCCGCGGGCCTGGTCGCGGCAAAACTCGCGACGTTCTCCCGCTCGTCGTGGCTCACGATCGAGGATCGCGTCGGCCTCCCGATCATTCGTGTATTCGGCGATCAGCAACTCGCCTCTGGTGGTGCGTTCTTCAAGGTGGCCTTCCGACTCGATCGGTGGAACTCCATGCCCGATTATGTCTACCCGAACGAATCTGGTCGCGACTACAACACGCGCCTCCGTGATTGGAAAATCCGCAACTTCCCGTTCGACATCACGGTGCCGGAGTATCGCAATTGCTACTACGACATGACCGTCGATGGTATCACTCGCCTCGTCGAGACGAAGCGGATCACCGCGTTCGATGCTGCGGCGGAATTCGGTGGGCACTACGACGAGAAGCGCAAGAGACTCCGTATCCCGATCCGAATCGATGAATACGACGACGCAAGCGGTGAACTCGCCCCGTGCTTCCATGACATCGAGATCAATTGCGAACGGCAGATCGAATACAAGGAATACTGGGTGCGCGGCGAGCATTGTGTCTACATGCTCAATGACACCGTGATCTACGTCCAGCCACTCGACGCCGATCTCCCGATTCCTTACTTCCTCGGCCTCGGCGAAGTGACATCCTCGCCCGATCCAGGCCGCATGGGTCTCCCGTTGCTCTACAACGCCTTCGAAACGTTCAACCGCAAACTCGGTCTCCTCGCGATGGAATACGCTTTCCTCTACAAGCACGGTTTTGCGCGGATGGTGCGGACACGAAAACGTCCGGCCACACCTGCGAATGAAGAACCCGACCTCCCTGAACAAGAGGAAGAGGAAGAATTGATCGGCGAGTTGACCGAACTTGAGGCCGGTGAGGACTTGAAATACATCACTCCTGCAAACGTCTCGGCGCTATTCGCCGATTCGAAGCGGGATGTGGATGAGGAAATCCAGAACGTCGCGCTCGCGGACATTCTCACTGGCCGTCTCCCGCCCGCGGGCACCACGGGGTATCTGATGTCCCAACTCGCCTCCGCCGCGGTGTCCAAGTACGTCCCATTTCTCCACCAAACAGCGCGGGCAATTCGCGGCGCAACCCTCTACATGCTTGACATGATCGACCGCAACCTCGAATCCGAAGTCGTCGTCGCGGTGCAGCAGAATGAGAAGTCCGAGGGTGCATACGTCTCGTACCGCCCGAACGAATCCCGTGGCACTCGCAACCTCGAAGTACGAATCGAAGCACCGCTCCCATCCGACCAGATTTCCAAAACCCAATGGCTTGCCCAGGGCAACCAGTCGGGCTACATCTCTCGCGATACTGTCCAGCGCGAAGGCTACCGCGTCGAGCAGCCAGAGATGGAAGATCAGAAAATCCTCCTCGAAGATTTCTCCAAGTTTTACCGTCCGATCGAGATGATGAAAGCCCTCAAACGCGCAGGCCAAATCGACGAACTACTCGCCGCGGCGCAACAGGGGCTGCTCCCGCCTGCGCTCGCACAACTCGCCCTCCAGTTCGCCGCGGGGCCGGAGGGACTATCCCCCGCAAGTCAAGGGGCGAACCCGAACGGCGTGATCGTCCCTGTACCTGGCCTCGGCGAACCAGCGACCCCCACGGTCGGCGCGACGCAGAATGCATCGCCGCAGTTCGGCACCATAGGAGCGCAGGGGAACCGGCCTGTGAGCAACGTCTAATGGTTAAGAAGTTCGATAACGTAACTGAAATGGCGAAACAAGCCCTCTCGATGCGCGATACTCTCAATGCCGCCGAGATCGTCCAGCAAAACACAATCGATGTTGATACCATGACGGAGATTTACCTCCATGCCACGTTCGAGCAACGTCACGAAATGTTCATGGAGATATTCTCTAACCACGGCGCGGACGGCCTCGACATGCTCAAGGATATCCATGAGAAAGCAACCGCACGAGTCCTCGGAAGGGGAGTCTAATGAGTGACGGTAACACTCTACAAGAACGCTTAGGCGAGCAGCTAGGCAAGAAGCGCGGTATCAAGGGAACGCTTGAAAATATCTACAACTTCAAGCCCCTCGGAGACCAGCCTGTCAAGCGGTTCCTCACCGGCCCAAAGCGCGAGGATGCCCTTACCTTTGACGAGACCCCGACTGCCCTTGAGGACACATGGATCGAGTTTCTGTACAATGAACTCGGCCAGAAAGCCAAAGACCGTCGTGCCCTCGACGACACCGATCGTCAGCAACTCACTGCGCTCGCCGCGTGGAAAGCAGGCACTCTCACGGATACCGATAAACTCGGCCTTCGTGTAATCGGTTTTAATCGTCAGCATGAAGAGCGTATTGCCAAAGGACTCGCCAACGATGATGACGGTGATTGGGCAGCGTTTGTATCCGAAACCGGCGCATTCCAGAAATCCGCCGAATCCGAAGCCAAACGCCTCGGCGTATCGATCGATCTCGCGACAGGTGCCGTGTCCGAAGAACTCCCCGCCGATGCCGACCTCGCCCAACAGTACCTCGATGAGCAGCAAGAACTTGTCCGCCAGCAGGCCGAACGCGATCAGATCGACTTCTGGCGCGGTGGTGTGTTAGACCTCGCGGGCACTCTCCCACAGGCCCAACGTGGGCAATTCATCGCCTCACTTCTACAAGATGTCCGATTCCGTAACTTGTTCCTCCCGTCCGATTCCGTATTTGCGGGCTTCGGCGGTAGTGCAGGCGGGCAATCGGTTTCCCAATCGGCTCAGGGGCCAAGTAACAATCTATTCGACATGCTTCGCTCGGAAGGGGTGAAATAAAATGGTACGGCCAGCAGAAAGTGGAACAACGAGACGCAGTGGTGGTGGCTTCAAGACCATTACATCCCTCGATGAACTCAAAGGACTATTCGGCGGCAATCTCGGCGGGAAAAGCCTTCAAGATATATTGACTTCCCCCCAACTCACAGGCGGGAAGAACGTCCTATCGTCGGACTTCTACCAGTCCCTACAGAGTGGACTCCTTGGCCTCGAACGCAAAGGCGCGGGTTCTGTCTCAACGCTCGCCGGAGCCGATCTATTCAGTAGTTCATTCGGCGATCAATCCTCCGCGATCGCAGACGCCTACCGCGAAGCCGCGGCGAATCAAGCATCCTCCGATCGTGCATCACAAGAACTCCAAGCATCTCTCGAACGCGAACGCCTCGCTGAACAGAAACGTCAATTCGACGAGGACATCCGATTCCGCCGCGAGCAAGAAGCCTTCCAACAGAAGGACATTACATCCCAACGCCTTCTCGAAGCTGCGGGTCTCGCGACCGGCCCGACTGGTGCGATCCAACTCGCCTATCTCGCTCGCGGCCAGGGCGCACCACAGGAACAAGTCGCGTCGATATTTCAAAACCTCCCGTTCGTCAAAGCCCTTCTCGCTGGCGAAGCATTACCAGGTTTCGGCCTCCCCGAACAGCTTGGTGGCACGAATCGCCGTGTAACATCTGCCGCTGGCGAGAACGTCATTCGCGGCCAGAACCTCGGCGTAACCATCCCTGGTAAAACCGCTGTGACCCAACAGCAGTTCGAAGGATTAAACCAAATCGAACGTGGATTCCTCGGCGCACTCGGACAGTCCGAGACAGGACAAGCCGCGGGCGACTTCCTTGAGGACATCACCCGCTCATTCCTGCCGACCACGAACGCCCGCGCTCTCTCACTCTAAGGAGTAACCATGCCAGGACGGAAAATCCCCGTCTCGTCAAAACTACAGGGTCTCGTTGATTCTATCGCCGCCCAACGTGATGCTGCTCAAGAGCGCGAACTCGCCCGTCAGGAGCAATCCGGTGACGGAGGCTTCGGCATCGGGCGATTCATGCAGAGCGCCCTTGGTACAATCGCCAAGCCTGTTATCAAGGGCACAGGGTACGCATTCAAAGGACTCGATCTTACTCGTCAATGGGTCGCCAAGCCTATGCTCGGCGCGATGGTCGCTGGTGTCCAGGCGCTCGAAGGCCAAGATGTCAACATCCGGTCAATCCATGATCTCCGCCGTACATGGGACGATGTTGACCTCGGACGATTCGATCCAGTTATCCGCTTCACCGCTGAGATGGCCGCTGACCCGCTTGTGTGGACTGGCTTTGGTGCATGGGGCACAGCCGCTACTCGCGGGGCGAAGATCATGGGTGTTGCCCTCGAAGCTGCGGAAGGTGTAAAAAGCACCGGCCTTCTTGGTCGTGCCGTAGCCGCGGGAGCCGCCGAGGGTGCGCCCGCAAGTGCCCGTTGGGTAGGCCGTCTCGCGCAGGGCGCTAAGAACGTCGGCGAGGCCGTCCGCGACACAAGCCGCGCATTCAAGGCCGAACTCGGATTCAGCAACGAGGCGCGGCAGTCTCTCACCAACCTCTCGAAGTCTGCTTACCGCGCTGGACTCAAGCCTGTCGAACTCGAATCCGAACTCCGCGTGGCGTTCGGCGAAATGGAACGGCTCAGGTTACTCCCCCGCGCCCTTGCGGACGACCAAATCGCGAAAATACTCAAAGCGCCGGAACTCCTCGATCAATTTCGGCCAGGTACTCTCGCTCGTATCACTGAACCGCTCCGTCTCAGTCGTATTCTCGGCCCTGTGGATTCGCTATTCGAGAACGTCTGGCGAGCGCCGTTCGGGGCCGTCGCGCCTGTCCTCGGCCCGCTTAATGTGTTCAAGAATCTCAAAGGTGAAACCGGCATCGGTATCTCGGCTCTCGATTGGCTCGGCAACAAGCACCCGATCAAGGAACTCCTATGGGTCGCGGAGAAAGTCGGGCCAACCGAACGGGACAAGTTCGGCAACCTCGTCTCCGCTCCGTACTATTCCCTTCGATCCGCAGCGACAAAGGGACAACTCGGTCAACACATATTCAGCAGCAACTACGCAACGCTCTCCCGCGAGGCCGCTCGGACAACACAGGATGTCGCCGCAGGGCTGAAGGGTTCCGTGGCCGATCCCACTCTCGTCACGCTCACCGACATGACCGACGTTCTCGCTGGTGTACGCGCAGGCGGAGCGTCCGAAGCCGAAGCCCTCCTCCCGACAATGAACCCTTATGCCCGTGATAAGCTGTTTGAAACACTAAAGGGCATGCCAGACGAGGACTTCACTCGCCTCGTTCGTGGGCGAAAGTCTCAAGATGGCCTCTTCAAAGACCTCGAACGGGGTATCCTTGGCAACATCGGAAAGGACTACGCGGGCCTCCTACCGTCCCAAATCTCCCAGATCGACCCCAACCTCTTCAACCGTTCCTTCGGTTTCACAATGGGCATGGTCAACGGCTGGAAGTCCTTCGTCACATCGTACAATCCGTCATTCCAACTCGTCAACTGGATGGACAACATATTCCGCACTGGCTGGGGTGTTAATGGACGCGAACTTTCCGAGATCGCCACGACGCTCCGCAAGGCAGGCTACCCTGAAGATCGTATCGCGCTTATAGCCAAGCCCCTCGGCGAACAAATCAAGGCGCTCCGCAACCGTTCGCCCGAACTCACCGCATCGCTCAAATCCGGTTCCGTTCAATCAGTTGAAACCTTCATGGGCGAACTCGCGGGACATGACATCTCTTCGTGGAAGGATATCCCAGGCTACCTTGCCGCCCGTCTCGATCAGTCCGCGCAAGCCCGTATGACCCTCGCGGCGACCCAACGGGACGTGCTTCGTCAAATCTTCGATGCGCCACCAGAAAGCCTAATCTACCAGGGTAAATTGCTTCTCGACCAAGCCCGTGCCGAGGAATCGATAAATCCCACGATCCTCGACGAGATCGAGAAGCTAGTCACATCAGGCAAGACCCCCGAACAAATCCGCGCTACCGCGGACAAGATGTTCGATCTCAACAACCTCAAGCGCATCGGCGTTGAGAATCAAATCTCCTTCCGCCAGATGCCTCCGCGCTGGCAGTCCGCATGGCGGGAGAACGTTGACCGCATATTCCTTGAAAACCCTGGTCTCGGTATCCGCCAATCGATGATCGAAGCGACTCGCGAGACAAACACGAAACTCGACGAGATGCTGGCCGACCCGTTCGCATCCGCGACCGAGCATCTACCCTTCTTCAACGCGATTATGAACGGACAGATGAAGCAAGCCGGTGTCGAGAACTTTGACAAGGCTCGCCGCGCTAATCGTAGGGCATTGAAGGCGTCTATGACGACCGTGCGTGATGTAGCGGCACAACATGACACATCTCTCGCGGCTCATTTGACCGACCGTATCACCCCCGTTGGCGCTGCGTCTGACCAAGCCGATGCTATCGCCATCACCGGCATCGCTAAACGCGCCGCGAACAGTGGTTCATCCCACATGCTCTACACCCGCCCCTATTTCCGATGGGAGCAGAACGTCACCAACCGCATCGTCGGCGCGACACAGGACATGGGCAAGTGGACAGACGTGTACCAGAAAGCCATCATGTCTGGCACAGACGATGATGCTCTGTTCGCCCTTTCTCGCCTGTCTGAGTCACACGGCAGCTATGGCCGGTTTCTCCGTGAGTACCAAGAGACCAAAACTCTCCCGTCTCCTGTCGTGATCCGGCAGCATCTCTACACGGCCCACCAGGAGATGGCTTCCGCCTTCGTCGGCCAGAAAATCCGGCTCGGCGATCACTTCGGCGAAATGGCGGCACGAGGCGAACACGCACATCGTTCCATCGAACGTTCGATGCGCCATTCCACGAACGAGGTATTTCAGATCGGCGACCTTGCGACCCAACGTGCGCGTCTCGGCGGCGATCTCGCGGTCTTGACTGGCAACGAGGCGGAAATGGTGCCGATGGCCGTCGATAACAAACTCGCCCGCGAGACAATCATCCGCGAGAAGCGCGAGGCCGCAAATGCGATCCAGGATGTCCTCGGCTTCGGTGATAAAGTGAAACTACAGCAAATGGGTATCGACCCACAGGCACTTGACGACGCCACTGTCCTCGCCCGTATCAAAACCGAAGCGCCAGAGATGATCGATAGAAACGACGTATTCAAGGTATTCGTTGCACAACAGGACGCACAAGACGCCCAACTTGCCAATCTCCTCGCGAATCCTCCCTCACGCCCCTACGCCGAATTCGAGGCCGATGCTCTCGCTATGTACCCGACTATCGGTGAGGCCCATGTCCAGTCCCTCGTGAAACTCATGCCAAAGAACGTCGCCGCGAAGTTTCGCCAGAACACGAACGATCTCGTTCGTAACATCATGCAAGTCGGCTTCAATGACGACGCGGACGCCCGCGGACTCACAAAGGCCACTACACTCCTTGAAAACTGGCTCTCAACGACCTCCGACTCCCGCACCCAAAAATGGCTCGACGATGCCTTCGCCCGTGGTGTCCAGGAATCCGGCATCCCGTGGATGCGTAATCGCATGGTGGACTACACAAACAAGCAGGGTTACCACGAAATCATCCAGTCTGTGATGCCCTTCGCGTCATTCCAACTTGCTCTCCCAGGCTATCTCGCCCGCACATTCATGGAGCGCCCAGGTATCATCGCCGCGATGAATCACTTCACACAAGCGGGTGAAGAGAACGGCCTCACTGGCCCGCTCGGACTCGCATTCGGCGCGGGCGGTCTTGTCCTCGCCCCACAGATGCGCCTATCTTACCTCCCGATCCTCGCGGGGCAGAACTTTGTCAACCCCGAAGATCACCCATTCAATCAATGGAACGACATCATCTCGATGTTCGGGTTCTCGCCTGGGCCTCACGTTCAGATCGCCTCGGATGCTGTTAATCGCTTTGCAGATCAATCTGGCATCACCGGCGCGGTCGGCCTCACACAAGCCGCGCCGGAATTCCGTGGCGGCATCCTCCCGCAGTGGCGCGTTGTCCAAGACCTAACGGCAATCGCGGGGATCAATCAAGGCTCTGGCCTCACCGCGCCGATCATCGGTGCATCGTCTGACCTTCGCGAGCGAGAAGTCAAGAAAGTCCTTGCTGGCCGTCTTGCTACGCGCATCGATGACTTCCGCCGAACGAATGGCCGCGAGCCACACCCCGATGAAGTTCAGCACCTCCGCGATTACGTCGCCGAGCATGACCTCAAAAGCGCTCGTATCGAAGTAGCGGCCCGTGATTTCATCGGCGGCACACTCGGTATCGTCCGACCTCACGATCCTGAATTCGAATCCATCCGCGAACGTGCCGCGCAGTACATGAAAATCTTCGGCGTCGATGCGACCGCTCGTAACGTCACACAGAAGTATAAATCCCTCGACGCGATCCAAAAGGCCGGTCTCAATAAAGCGATCCCCGAATTCGGCGATGTCCTCGCGATTCCACCGTATCAGGAATCTCCTGAATCTGCTAAACGACGCAAGGCACTCGACCAATATTACCGTAATACGACTCGTATCCAGAAGGAAACCGCTCGTCTCCAACGTGCCCTCGATACCGCAGTCGAATCTGGCAAAATTCTCCCGAAAGAATACCGCGACCGGCGTGCTGACCTTCGCCAGAACATGTCCGCGGCAATCACCGCGTTCGAGACCTCACCTGATTTCGCACCGTACATCAACTCTGAACGGCAAGCACCATCGAAACCCGAAGAGATCGCGTACCTCGACTTCAACAAACTTGAACCGCAAGACCTCGACGGCGACGGTATCGTCGGCACAACCGACATGAAAGCCTTCTTCCAGGCCCGTAATGATTACTACCGCTCACAGCCGACCTGGATTCAGGACTACATCACGACCCGCCGCGAGATGTCGATGTCGAACACCGAACAGGAATTCACCCGCGCTCAGACCGTCCTTAATCAATACTACGACGTGCCGAAGTATGTTGGCCTGTCAAACGATGAAGGCGATGCCGCAGACGGTGTACTCTCCCGTGTCGATGCGTTCCTCAAAACACTTCCCGCGGGCGTCTCGCTCCCCCGTGCCCGCGCCGTGATGACTATGCCAGGTCTCGCGCCGGAGGAACGTATCATTGCTCTTCGTGCCTTACAGTCACAGCGCAATCCTGCGCGTTATCAATTCTGGACAGGGCATCAAGAGTTGTCCATGTGGTATCCAGATATGTCTCCTGCTGAACCGGAAATTCTCGGTCGTAGTTCGAAGCACTATTAGGAGGCTAAAATGACAGAACTTAAATTCGATTACGATAAGCATAATGATGTATTAACAATCGAGGGGATGAAATACGCAGGCGAATTATTTAGAGCATGGGCAGATGGTGGTCTATCTCTTGGCACACGTCTACGACTAATAGCACGAAAAGACGGTTGTATAACATTGGAATGTGTCTGATGTTCTGGTGTTGGCTTCGCCGCGCGGCTATCTGGTATCTAGGCAATCTATGGGATTGGTTCGCTGGATGGAAGTGCCTGGGCTGTGGCTATCGCTGGCCTACGAGCGCAATGGTCTGCCGTCGCTGTAAGACGGCACGGTATAGATTCTAGAAATAAATTTCCGGAAACTCTTGACAAGAATCCCAATTCATGATACACTGTAGTCGTGGAGTTGAATTCTAGAAATAGAATTCTGCTTAATGGCATAACAACACGCAACCGCATCAGCGGTAAAGCGGGCCAAGAAGGGAATACAATGACCCTCGAAGATACGAATTCAACGACAGTTGAAACGGTAGATGCTTCACCGGAGGCAGGCGCGGGCACGGATCAGACCGATTCTCCCGCCGACTCTCCTCCAGACGGAGCGGCCACAAAGACGGCGGAAGCCCGCGCACAGCAAAAGTGGCAATCGATCGTTGATGCCGATCGCGAAAAGATGAAACGGGGACAATTCGACCGGATGAACCCCAAGACAGTCGAACTACTGACCGAATACCACGGTCTATTAGGGCGACAGTCTGCCGGAACACCCGCGGCGAGCGGTTCCACGCGATATCAGGAGGAGGAATCCCCTCCTTCTTATGAAGAGATCGGACGACAAGCGATTGCCGAGCGCAAGCTGAACGAGATCAAACAAGGTCTCGAAGAGGAAATTCGCGCCGAGGAGTGGGCCGCGGATGTCAAAGAATTCTTCGCAGCGATGCAGGGCGTACCACTAACGGACGACGATTGGGCCGCAGTCGATTTCCTCGACGCAGGACGGTTCCCGCGGACAGCCGCAGGATACCGAGCCTGGAAAAACGCGATGATCCATGTCAGTCGAAAGTACGGCGGTGTACCGGCAACGATAGAGAAACCCGCTATAGAAGGTGATGACGCGCCAGCACAGGCCGTCAAAGCCGCAGCGGACAAAGCCAAAGCCGCATCGACCCGACGCCCTCCAAATCCTGTCCTGTCCAAAACAGGCATCAAGGACTTAGGCGACGCCGCGAGGAGACTACGAAAAGGTGAGCTATCGCGGGAAGAATACCGCGAAGTCCTGACAGCATCTAGAAGCTAGACACTCACTTCTTTCCTCTCCTCTCTCGGTTAAAGCCCCTGCTGCGATGGTAGGGGCTTTTCCCTTTGTTCGACCAAATACTAATGAAAAGGAGTAACAACTAATGACGCTTCCAGCTAGTGCCGGAGTCGTAGGTGATACGATTTCGTCTCAGGCCAACCTGAGCGAAGTATTCGACATCATGTACGCCACGGCTGAAAGCCTGGAATTGGAATTCGCCACGATGCGATTGCTCGTCACGGAGCACAACATCCCCCGTGGTAGCGACCGAATCAGGATTCCGTTCCAAGACAGCACGTTCGTCGTACAGGCCCACACTGACGGCGACGAGGTTTCGACCTCACAGCGGTTCACGATTGACACAATCGATCTGACCACAACTGAGTTGGTTATCCCTGCTCGCCTCACTGACCGTGCTCTACGATTTTCTACCGTGGACATCGCTGCGATGGCAGGCGAAGAACTCGCAAAGGCGAAGGCAGAGCGAATCGAGGCTGACCTACTCTCAACGCTCAACGACACAGGTACGGTTGACCTCGGTGCTGCCGGTGCCAACACGAACCTTGGTCACGTCCGCGATGCGAGGGCACTGCTTTACAACGTGGCACGCTCTCAGGGCGGCCCCGCCAAGACGCCTATCGCTCTCGTTATCAACCCCATTCAAGAGGCCCATTTGCTCACCGACATCGGTGTGGCTGCGGCCTCGACCACGTTCGTTAGACCCCTCCAAGACCCGACCCTCGTGACTGCCGCGTATGGTATCGAAGGGTACATGGGAAACCTTCTCGGTATTCCAGTGTATCGTTCAGGATACATCGACACGACCGTTCAGGGCGTAACAACTCCTGACCACGGTGGGATGTTCTCGAAGCACGCGATTCATCTTGGCATCTCAAAGGATTGGGATTTGAAGTTCTTCGAGGAAGATTCGTGGATCGGGATCATCATGCGGGCACATTGCGACTACGGATTCCGCGTCGGTGCGTTCCCGCAGTGGGTCGTGCAATTCGACACTGACACGGCGACTCTGTAGGCCGATGTCACTGACGATCATCGTCAAACGTCCATCCATCCGGTCGGCGGTTCTGCGTGACGCGCAGGGCCGCTCGACCAGGGTTGTCCTCGGCGGTGCGAACGCATGGGAGGCTGAACGGGAGATGATTCGTGCTGCGGAGATCGACGGAGTTGACCTTCGAACATCTCAAATGGAACGTTCATCGATGGACGGTCTAGGCCGTCGATACATCGAACGCGATCCTAAGCCAAATATCAAATAGCCTAGCCCGCGATGAGTGGTGCGGCCTCACGGTTTGCACCGAGAATCGCGGAGAGAAACCAACAACTCATTGTATCAAAGGAGTTAAACTGAAATGGGTAGACTAGCAAGCAGAACATGGGTAACGCCGCAGCGGTTCAGTGGTTCCGCTTCGACCGCGATCACGGTAGACGTGGATGAATTCTTCGTCGTACCGGAGACGTGTTTCCTCAAGGAATTGTGGTCGATATTCACGGGGACTATCGACTTCACAACAGGTGACGAGGCTCTAGCGTGGGAGATTACCTTCGGCACGACCGAAGCGACAGCTACGACCGTCGTGTACACCGGCGTGTCAGCCCTTGCGAACACATGGACGGACGGCACTCCGAAGGAAGAGACCCTGAGCCACACGGTTCAGACGACTCGAATCGCTCGTGGGTCTGTCGTTAGAATTCGTGCAAATGTCGCGGGTACAACCCCCTCGTTTGCCGAGCCACGGGTAGTCCTCGGATTTATCCCTGTTACACCCTAGGGCTAACAGCGATTCATAAGTGGCGGGTAGGCACCGTTATGCAGCGGAATGCCGGAGTCGAAGAGCGAACTTCGACTCGTCGGGTGGGATAACTAGCATGGGAGCGTTTATGGCGCAACTCATGCCAGTTGTCCTATCCGTCCGCCCAGGTGTAAAGGGATGGCAACCACGCTGGCCCACTGAACAGGACAGCATTGACCGCGCCTGTCACACTCTCGGCCCAATATTCCTCACAGCGTGCCCGCTAGACGGCACCGCGATGCACGGGGATATGCTCCCTGGTATCGCGGGCGAAAGCCTACCGTCAATCTGGTGCTGCCACGCCTGCATGACGAAATACAACATCTATTACGGATTCTATTCGGCCAAACTTCCTTCGACTTGGTACGACACCGTTCGTCAATGTGCGAAGGCTCAGAATGAGGTAAACAGCAATGGCCCTGACTCGAACACAACTCCGCTCCCAGGTGGGGCGTGAACTTGGTATCATATTCTCCGGCACCGCGACATCAGTAGACGCCGCTGGTGCGGTACAACTCAATGACACTTCCGACGATTCGCCGTTCGACCCAGGCGATGACTCCTCGCGTTTCAACGGCGCGGGATTGTACATCCTCGACTCGGACGCGGATCGCTACTTCCGGCAGAATCTCACTTACGTCCCCGCGTCTCAGCGTGTGACATGGACAGGGGCACTATCACCTGCCCTTACCGACACAACCCCCGACTACGAAATCCACACCGAGCCAATTCTCAGCCCATTTACGATCTGGCCGACGCTCATTGACGACGCACTCCGGCTGATCCGATTTATCTCATTCCAATACATCTCGCTTACAGGCCGTAACTACTACGACCTCGCGGATTGGGATGATATCATCGGCGTCGAGCGGTTCCGTCGTCTCTACTACGTCGGGCAGAACCTTCTCAAAAACTCAGAATTCCGTTGGCCCGCAGCCGCGACTGTACCCACTGATTGGGTAATGACCCTTGGCACGGCAGGCCGTAACACCGACCGTGATAACGTCGCATATGCTGTCGAACTAGATACTACTGAGTCCATCCGACAAGACGCAACTATTCGCGGCCCGCAACGGGTACGCGGTGTCATCTCCGTAACCAACACAGGAGGTACGCAGACCCTCTCCCTTACCGCACGTCGCGCCGATGGTTCATCCGATGAAATCACTAGTGTAGCCAGTGACGGTACAACCGCTGTGCAACAAATCGTAGCCGATCTTGAAACCACGGACAATACGGCAACTGTACGGTTCGAAGTAAACCATGTGGGCGGAGGGTCAATCGGTATTGTCTGGTCGCCTATGTTGTATAATCTCACTGATGGTGTCCGCCAACGTATCCGACCAGCAAATGTGATACAAGCCGATGCGACCACGACCGATCCGAACATTCGTCTCTACTGCCCTGATATCGATGATGCAGTCGGAGAAATGGCACTACTGTTACCGTATCCTGCACTTGCCCTCGATACATCAACTACCGCCGCGCCAGATGATCTTATCCGCGCCGCAGTCGCAGTACAAGTCCTCCGCTGGCTCGTCTCTTCGCCACAGATCGTTGACAAGTCTGAGTACCAGCAAGCGCTCACAATATGGGCGGACAAGTTCGACCGACGTTCAAAGGAACACATGCGAAAAATCCAGAAGTCCCGCGCCCTGTGGGAATCCGGTGAACTAGCCTTCTCCCACATGCGCCTTCGGAGGAACATCGTTGAGTCTCACTAAGACCGGCCTCGATGTTGTCCTGACTGATTTCAACAGCATCCATACGCCTATGCGGATCGTCGTGGACGAGGACGGCACCCCGCAGTACCGCGAGGAAACCGTCGTCGGGCCAGAAGTCCTCGACCCTCAAGACGGCGAGCGGTTTGTTGACACCTTTACGTCATGGCACAAAGGCGCGTTTATTCGTGAGTTTGTCCAGGACGGCTACTACTTCGAATCAATCAACGTGGACTGCACACGTCCTGGGGAAATGAAACCAGGGCCGAAGCGCCGTAGCACCGTTAACATCCATGACGGAGTAACACTGAATCATTACGGCGTCGCTGGTCTCGCGCACTCGTTCATTGACGACACACTTATCGCGCTGATCCGAAAAGAGAATCTTATCGGTGATAACCGCCCGAATAACATTACACAGCGCAACCTCACTTCGGCGTATACTGGCACAGGCGCAGGTGATGGCTCGGACATAGATACATCCGCTGAGACGAGTGCAAGTCTAGGATGGGGGAATCTTATCTTCCCAATCCGCAATCCACAAACAGCGTCACTAGAGGAATTTTTCGTTTACACAGGTCGCACCTTCCGTGCAGGTATCACACCTGGTGCTTTAGGGCCACAAGTGGTAATAGCTACGGAGAGTGTCGTGCAAGTAGGTGGGCGGTTGATTCGTGTTGGCGCGGCCAATGGCGACAACTTCCATGTTGGAGTGTCCAATGCTAGTATCCTCGCTGATCTAAGTGCTGCTGCTAGTTGGACTTCCCCTGTACTCCTACCGATCCTCGAAGGCAATACACAAATATCCACTGTCAAGGTTGCGGCGATTGACGACACGGTTTACATCGGCACCCCAAAAGGGCTATGGGTTATCGGCGAGGGGGGATTCCCCGTGAACTTGACACCGCAATTTCTCCCGCTCCCGCACGGCCCGATTACGCGCAATCTTGCACCATTAAAGCCCGCTGCCGGTGGAATCGTGTTCGGTATGTACGGCAACGGCACGATCGGATACGCATCTCGGTCTTATGCTTCATTCATTGGGCCAGACACCAACCCCCTAGCAGTTATCGAGCGCTGCAATATCCAAGACTTCCAAGACGCACCGAACGGAAACCTGTGGGCCTTGGTTTGGTATCCCGATCGTTCGGATAACGTGTGGGAGGTCTGGTGCGGTGTCAAACATCCTGGTGCTGATATCGGGCCGAGCGCGTATGCGTGGCATCAGGTACTCCGTGATGCAGGCTCGACTAACGAAGGTGGGCCGGATGTAGTCGGCGGGGATACCCGCGGCTTTGAGGCCGCACCGCGCCCCTTCCTTCCTATCTGGTGGCATACTGCCTCACCTGCGCGGGCTGATCTAGCGATCGGGACAGGACATGGTGTAGGCGTCTGTCGATTGACCTTTACAGACGGCGGATTATTCTTTGGGCTGAATGATTATCAACACGAGAACGGTACGGGCGGGTACACCGTCCAGTGTCGTTGGCGGTCGGGTCGATATGCCAGACGCGATCGTCGTGTGTTTCGCCACTGGACAGCGGCGAAGTTTCTTGTGAAGAACTTGGGTACAACGATTGGGCCGAACCGTGGTGGGGACATCGAAGTCAGCGCGTCATACGACGGCGGGGCATTTGCGTCGATCGGCACCATGACCGGCGTGGCGCTCGCAGACCCCGTAGAAGTAGAATTCGAACTCGACCAGACAGCCTATGACATCGAGATTCGTCTTACATGGTCGCTCAACGGCGACTCGACAGACATGCAGGATACCCCTGCGACTGTGGTACAGATCGTGCTGGAAGGCCGTGAAGTCCCTGACACCGTGCGGCGGATCAAGATGATCGTCTCTGGCGACAAGCCCCGCACATGGCAGTCAAGGCAGCGGTACGATTCAACATCGCTTCGCACGATACTAACTAACATCTCTACATCAAAGAAGGCTACGTTCACAGACCCATACAAAGAGGCCCGTACCGTCACCGTCCTCTCCGCAACGATTCTCACGCCATCCGAGGCGAAGAGTATGAAAGTGCCTACGGGTAGTGTCGCGGTCGAAATGTTGGAGTCGTAGATATGCCAACGACACCGACTGATCGCGACTCCGATGCACTACGAACCCGTCCGTCCCATGTCCAGCATCAGGGTGTCGAGAAGTTATATCTCCCCGAATCCCCGATTCGCCGTGCTGCGTTTAATGAACAGCAGACACGGGACTTCGAGAAATACTACCGTTACCAGTCTCTCTACGACTCCTTCACTCGTGCCGACAGTACGACCGTAGGCACAACAGAGGATCGCTCCTTCCGCCCGTGGCTTGAAGCAGTAGGTAATACCGAGATTAGCACGAACACGCTCCGCGCGTCTGTCCTCGACACAGGCCAAGCCGTCGTGATGACTCCTCTCGGACACCAGGAATACCTCAACGCGACCATCACAGCGCGGTTAAATGCCTCCGTTGCCTCCGCCGCGATCCGCTTCATCTTCCGCGCATCAAGCGCGAATGATTGCCTTATCGCTGAGATCGTAGACGCGGATATCGCTGCGGCGAATGGTGAGCTACGCCTTGTCAAGCGAGTCGCGGGGACGCTGACAACGCTCAAGGCCGTGCAGTTCGGTGCAGCGGTGACAGGCGATGCGGATATCAGACTAACTGTGATCGCCGCAGGCCCGATCATCTGGCTGTGGGCGGAGACAGACAACTCGGTTGCGATCACACACCACGATCTTGTACAGTATGACACCGGCACGGACACATGGACGGACATTCTCAAGTCTGGTGTTCATGTGGGATTCCGATTCACTACGGCAAGCAACCACCCGATATACGCACTAGCAGCAAGGACGGGATAACCAATGCCATCCACAGAACTTGTGCAAATCATCATACAAGGCGGCGCGGTTGGCCTTGCGTTAGTTTCGATGGGACTAATCTATGTCTGCTTGAAAATGATGGGGAATCATTTGACCGATGTGGCGACTATGCTCGGACGGGTCGCACAGGTACTCGAAATGGTCGTTGACCGTCTCGACGGTAAGGACTCCGATTCGTCTTAAAGTACACCGTGGGGCATGGCAGCGCCTCCCAATCCCATCCGATCATTTCGAGCATAATAGCCGTGAACATGAGATGGTCACACATTAATCGTCATCTTCGCTGCATTCCCCACACCAATCGCCAACACTATCGTTCTCTGTGTGGTCTTTGACCACGCATGTTTCGCACATTTCAATACCGCAGAACGAACAAGTAGGGATTTCCCGCACAATCTCACCACAGTTTTCACACGTTTCCCTATCCATTAGAGTCATCCTGCCGCCATTGAATCGGCCCAATCGGGATCGTATTCCCCGTTAGTCCATTCGTCGATCCCGCCACACTGCTTACACACCCCGCAAAACTTTCGGACGAATAGTCCGAGTTTCTTGTCCCATCGGCCACGACCAATCTGTGTGACGGTAAAGTGGTGTGCCTTCCATCTTGCTGAACGGAGGCAGGGTGTGTTGAGCGTATGCGGCTTCACATTCACGATCCCTGTCGCACCGCGATCGTTCAGCCTCTCCGCGACTCGTTGCACCCGTTCCTCCGCACGAATATCTGCCACGACTTCATCGAGGCTCGTGCTGTGGTCAGGGTCAAAGATCGATCCGCCGTCGCCGTACTTAGCGCGGGTCATGCAATCCCTCCATAACCGGAGCCACCGTACTTCCGTACACGCACTTGCGAGAAGTTGACAAAGCCACACAGTTTATCGAACGCGGCTTCGAGGACTTTCACATCCCCTTGACAGTGTTCCACAATGTAATCCATATCATCCTGCGATCCCTGCAATGCTCGCGCCCATATCCCAGGAAGAATCTGCGTTTTCTCCGTCGAATCGAGCAACGCCAACTCCACGCTGACCAGCTTCGATCGTTGGAGACGGAGGTTGTACCGCACGGTGTAGTAGAGATCGATATGACGGATGAATGCAAGTGGGCGTTCGTCGTGGACAAGTAACCGTGTGTTGAGGTACGGAATATCAAACCGAGTCCCGTTGTAGGTCACAACGTAGTCGTATTTCTCCAACTTATCACGGATCGCCACGATCGATTCACGATCCATCGTTGCAGGATCGCCCGTTCGTGTCGTCGCTGTCCAGATTGGCCCGTCGTCGCCGCGGGTCTTGATACAGCCCACCATAATCAATCCGAAGTCCGCCGCGAGATCGTAGGTTTCCAAATCGAACATCGCGAATGACTTCGTACTGAGCAACCACTGATTCTTCGCGAGCGCGCGTTCGGCATTAGCAAGCTTCCGATTCTCGGCGAGTTGCCAAAGCACTTCATCCTCGGCTTGCGCTGTCACGACGACTTCGCCGCGTTTCACAGCGGCCTCACTCTTACGTTTGCACCGACATTCCTTGCAGTATCGCGCGTTGTGGGTCTCAGGCACCCATGAGTGACAACGATCCCACCAGCACCAAGTTTCGATCATTAGTTATTAGCCTCCACGCCTACGTGGAGCCACAACGGGCCGAATGCCAAGTCGAGGCGAAACCGATCGAAATGAAACCCTAGTGCCAAATCGATGTAGAATTGCACCCCGAAGTGCCAGAACCACCAATCTGCCCCTGCGTGGAAAACCGGCCTCCACTTCCACGGCGCGACATGTTTAATCCAATTAATCATCGATCTCCTCCACTTCTACATTAGCCTCGCTGAATAATGCTTTACTGAGCCTCATATTCACCTCCCACCGTAACTTATCTCTTGGTAGTGCTGGCGCGACGACTCGCGTAATCCCTACTTGAATCATCGCCGCCGCACAGCGCGAACACGAGAGAAACGGGTAGGTATAAAGTGTACATCCGTCTAATGGTCGTAGTGCGAACAAGACCGCGTTCATCTCGCAATGAATGATCATCTCGTACTTCACGTCACGCTCATCGAGTCGAATATCATCAACGATCTTCCGCGGGAATCCATTGAACCCTACCGACACAACTTGATTATTCTTGTCAACGATCACTGCCCCTGTTTGTGTAGAGGGGTCTTTACTCCATGTTGACACCAACTTTGCAAGATCGAGAAACCGTCGATCCCATTTATCTAATGGCATGAGGGCGTCCCTCTCTTTCGGTAGCCGGTGTTATCTCGATAAACTGCGCTTTTCGGCGGAGATCGTCCAGGTTCTTCGCACCAGCATAGGACAGACCTGATTTAATACCGCCGACAATCTCGGCAAGCACAGCAGTAACCGGCCCACGAGAAAATACGTCTACAGAAACGCCCTCTGCGACACGATACCCGCTTCCAGTATCAAATCTGTAGTAATCCTGCCGTGCCTCTTGAGACGCCATACCGCGATATGTCCATCCACCTAACGACTCGTCTGTCCCTGCGAGCATCCCGCCGAGCATCACCATCGTTGCCCCTGCCGCCAGCGCCTTGACAATATCCCCCGATGTCCTCATTCCGCCATCAGCGATGATCGGTTTATCTATTCTAGCACAATCCATGATCGCAGTCAACTGTGGCACCCCGAAACCTGTAACCTCACGGGTAGTGCAAACTGACCCCGCACCGATACCTACTTTCACTGCATCTGCACCACAACTCACAAGATAGTCAGCACCAGAGTAGGTAGCTACGTTCCCTGCGATGATGTAGACATCCTTATATTCTGTCCTTAACCACTTTATCATCTTCCCCATCTGTTTGCTATGGGCATGGGCTATGTCTATGCAGAATAGCTGTGCGCCTGCACTATAAAGAGCCTCAGCACGTTCCTGTTCTTTCTCGCCCACCCCAATTGAGACGCCAACTTCATCTGTGCTGATTGTGAATCCTGCCGTTTGCCTGAATGCTAGGACATTCTCATCAACGGTCATAAAGCGATGCAGAATGCCTAAGCCGCCCGCGTCAGTCATTGCCGCTGCCATTTTTGGCCCCGTGATTGAATCCATGTTAGCGGAGATAACTGGAATTGAATACTTGTAGCGGCCTAGCGCGGCGCTGACATCTCCATCGTCGCGACTCTCGTTCCCATAGTTAGGCACCAGAAGAACATCGTCGAAGGTTAATGCCCTAAGAATAGGCATTAGCATATTCTCTTAACGCGTTTAGTAACTCTTGCTTCGTCTTGCAAACGGCAGTGAATAAGCGATACATCAGGTCATAGCGGTCGGGATCACCCTCCAGCAGAACGAATGTGCCCTTTCCTTCTCCTGCCATGTAACCCAATTCGATATGTCCTGACCGTCCGGCAGGCAACACTAGCACACCCACTTGTGCTTCTTTGATAAGAGCAAGATCGAAATTAAACATATGTTCAGCAGCTAGACCTTTCAATGCTTCTGGTAGCGTATGGCCGCGTCCCCGCTCATAGTCGCGCCAAGCATCATCCGCGAATTCACCGGCGGCAAACCAATCGTCGTAGATAATGTACCCTTCAGCCCTAAGTTCATTCCCGATCTTTGGGACTTCGGGATTCCGCAACGATCCGATCAGGTAGATTTTCAAAGCTGAAACTTCTCCGATCCTACCGACTCCGCCTCGAACCAACTCAACCACGGCATCCAAAACCGCGCCCACAGCGCGAGACATTCGCCAAGGAGGAGAAAGGTGTATCCGTGGTCGATCATTCTGCACTACCGCTAGACGCGTTTCGACACCAATCACAGTCTGGTTCACCCCAGCACCAACACAGATCGTCTCTCATTCCACACCAACCATCCACTGTGCATTTCCCTGTCCCCCCTGTCGCATCATTCCTGGTGTCCGTTAGCGTCTCCGCACCAATTGCATACATCAACTTGATGTAATTCTGCGCGTCCGCGGCGCGGCCCAACGGTGGTTCACTCACCAACTCCGTCCCCTCGGCAAACTTCACAAGCGGGATGAAGTGCTTGATAAAGAAGATCACGGCGACCTCAGCGGGCGTGACATCCCGATTGAGGATCAGCGACGCGATCTCGGCGGTCGCCGTGAAGTTACTGAGGCGGTCGTCATTGACGGGGGAGTCCTCGCCCTTCGTGCGGAGGGCCGTCGATGCTTCGTCGTCGATTTGCTTCGCGATGGCTACGAATTCTGCGCTATTCATTGGCCCTCTCTAATAATCCGGTGTCAAACTGTGCGTCGCCTTTTGACTCCACCGCCACAGGCTATCAATCCGACTCGCCACATGCCCTCCGAGGCAGTGTGTCACCGCGATCCCGCCAAGCTGAACCGACAACTCCGCGTTCATCAGCGCGTCATCACCCCAGGCACGATGTCCGTCCGTGTCTTGTGTGTGATCCATCAACAGCATGTAATACACTTTCGGGTCGGTCATGGATTCGAGTTGTCGAATGAGTCGCGCAGTGTCGCGTATGTCTGATAGACTTTTTCGTTCAATGATAACAGCTTCCGCGCCAAGTCTCTCTCGTAGAAAACTCCCTGCTTGTAAATCCCACCCATAGTCTCCAACTGGATAGCGGTGGCGCTCGACAACATAGCCCATTCCCTTAAGGAGAGTGTCAACGAGGCGGTCTTGCTCGTTTGCGTCGATTCGGATTGTTTTCGTTTTTCGTTGTCGTTCATTCCGCCCTACGATGTCGAAGCGTCCCGCGAGCGCCGCGGCTGTTTCGCTGCCACTTCCTTTGCGTTCTTCGACTTCTTCTGATACACCAGCCACGCCTGCACCTCCTTCGGGGTCATAAATACCGACGCCACAGCAACAAGGAGCAGGTCTTTCGCTCCACAATCCTTGCAGCGGTATCCGTAGCCGCCGCGTTTGCGATCGGCGTTCTCGTGCTTGCATTGCGTCCGGAGTCCCTTGACCGTCCCCTTCGGGAGACTCAGTTGGGTCTCAGGGTCGATCTCGAACGCGGATGTGGTGCGGACTTGCGGGGATTCCGTGAGCGCCTGTTTGAAGGCTTGTTGTCGCGTGACCATTAGATCGTTCTCACTCGCGGATAACTTCCCATGACCACGAGGATATCATTTCTTGAAGGAGTTCGTTTAATTTGAAGATGATGGTACTTTGTTTGATCCTCTTCTCGTCGTATTTCATGTTAAGTGTTAAATTTTTCATATCGCCTTCACCACTTCCAGAATCCCGCGCAGCGTCACCGGCTTCTCCTCGCCGAGAACAACGCCCTCGACCGCAGCACGATACTTCGCCGTCCTGATCTCGGCGAGATACTTGTAGTCCGCCATGTCGCCACTTGGCGTGATCGTCGCACCTGGACTCAACGGACTGCGGTACAACCATACCTCCGCGGTCGCCATGAACTTTGTATGCGCCCAACCATAGGGTTCGTAGTACGTCTCGCCATCGAGAGTCGATGTCCGAGCGCCGAACCACTTCTGTTTTGCGGGTGTGGTAATCACAGTCCATATCCCCGCGGCCTCTAGTCCAAGCCGGATGTTCCGTTCGAACTCGTTCGCGTCGTCGTAGTCCTTTGCCGCGGCGTCCTCGTTCGGGAGATACGCCTTCTTCGTGATCGACCATTCGTTGTTCTCGTTGTCAATGACGAACACACCATCACCGACGCTGATCGCAGCATTCGCGAATGCGTCGAGCCGTTCACAAGCGGACTTCGCATCCGCACGGGAGTCTAGCTTACCGAACTCCTCGTAGAAGAACCCTGCCTCTCCTTTGTATGCCTTCAAGAGATGGCTCGCACAGCGGTCGTAGTTCGCGTAGAACAAGGGCTGCGCTATGTCCCATGAGTTGATAGCGAGTTGACTCTTGCCCGACCCTTCGAGGCCAAAGATACGGATGATCCCGCCCTTACGCTTCGGGGGAGCGTCACCTGGTTGGAACCGTTTAGGCTGGTACATTACAGTAATTTCTCCTGCGTCTCTCTCGTGAACAACTTTTCGATCTCTATCTTAACACATTCGAGTAAGCATGTCAAGTGAAATGGATACCCCGCGACGGAAATTCGAGGTTCTCTGCCATGCGCGAAGCACCTGAGACAATCGGGCGGCTCATAAGTTGTCAATTCTTTCACTGCACCCAACCACGTTCATCGACAGCTTGTATAACATTACGCTCGATCAGCGCATCGAACGCCTCGCTGATTTGTGTGGCGAGAGCCTCGACACCGAATAGCTGGATCATTTCTTCATACAAACTGATCCGCACCACTAAGTCAATCCCGTCTGCTGTCCACTCCGTTGTTATTTTCATCATCCGTCCTTCACACACTGCGTCCGCCACGGGCAATACGCTTTTCGTTCGCTCCCGCACGGGAATTTACCCTTCGCCGGATCGAAGTCTCGTGGTGCAACAGTTGGCATCGCGACGGCGCGGGAGCCATCGACGAACTTGCGGATCGCCCAAAAGAGATAATCTTTATCCGCCTGAATCCACTCGACCACGAACCACGGGCTGACCTTCGACGGGTCTTGCGCGGCAGCGATATAGAGACACCACTCCACGCCCGCGAGGAGCATGTATATCTGACACTGCGCGTAGTGTTCCTCTTTGCCGTGGTACACTCCGCTGTCCCTCACCATCTTGAAGCCGTAGTTGTTAATCTTCTTGAACTCCGTGATCGCGGCGACTTCGGGTAGGCGACCATCGGGTGTGCCGCGGAGGACATATTTTTCGGATGCCGTGTCGGCGTTTATATTAGTAATTGTCTCACCGAGCGGTTTCTCGAACAACTCCACTCTCAGTCGTGGATCGACCGCTTCAAGCGCCGCGCACCATATCAACTCTTGCAGCGTCCCGACTGTCGCGTTGTATGCCCACCACGCAGGCGGGGTCGAATCTTTCTCAACCTCGTGTGTCTGATACCACATAGCCCGCCGACACGACAACACGCTGCTCGGCCCAGGGACAGAGTGTTCGAGATCGAGATGCTCGGCCCAATGCGCCGGTGCTTCGACCGCGAGGCGTTTCAGCGCTTCGACGGGGAAATCCCCCGACTCGAACACGCGGATGATACCATCGCGGATGTCCGCCGCAGGGATAGGCGGTGCGGTGTTACTCACTGGCCCACTCGGACAATTCGGTGTATCCTGTGCCTTGTTCAACCGTCCAAGCCCGTCTCAAGTAATCGAGTCCGCCATCAACCGCGACCGCACCGCAACTACACCATTTGAAATCATGTCGATCTGTCGATTCGATCTCGTCGCCACAAGTGTTACACCGTACAGCGTTGCGGATGATCCGCTGTGGATTAACCTTCGCCACCATTGTCATCTCTCACATCCGAACACACCCAACAGCACTCCCCATTTGGCATGCAATCAATCGCGCAGGACTCGCAGTATCGTTCGCCACACTCCGAACAGACATACACGTCCGGTCGTTTATGGAGATCGTCACCGCACTGTCCGCAGAATGTCTCACCCATCGTCAATCTTGTTCTTCATCCTCGTCGAGCGCTTCCTCGGCGTGTAGATCAACACCGTGACCGCCCCACGGCATGTTAATGCTCATAACGTCGCATTCAGCGCAGACGTACTCCTTACAGCCATAGCAATAGTCATCATCGCTGACTTCGGCGGCACAAAAGTAACATTTCATATCTGTGATCCTCTCTTGTGTCAAATTTGGTGGAGGCGGTGAGAATTGAACTCACATCCCTTCGGCATGACGCTCCTGACTTAATACTAACGGTGTGCTGCTCATCCCGAAGGCATACCTGACGCCCCCACATTTGATGGAGCGGGGCGGGAATCGCACCCGCCGTTACCGAGTACGCACTGACTGTAGGTTTCAACTGACCAACCGTATCTTACTGTGTCTCGGCCCCTGTTGTGCGTTTACCATTGTCCAGCCGTCTCGGTCGTTCTACGCCGCCCCACAAAACAATTTGGCTAGCTT